CGGCTTCAGCCATGGGTGTCACTTTCGGAACACCAGTTAGAAGCTCTGCATTTCTTTCCATCTCAACGAGTTCTTGCTTTTCATCTTGCAAATGACGGTCTAAATCTAATCTTTGAAACTCTGCGAGTTGCTTCTGCTTGGCCTCTAATCGTGCTTTGGTTGGCTTGAAAACTGCACCAGTCGTGCCAGTGATTGTTCCGCCTAATAATCCTCCTGCTATCGCAGATTCATAGAGTTCTGTACGTTGGTCTGGGGTTAGATCGAACAGCCTATCTGGATCGGCCTGTACTATCTCAGCGTATTGCTGTGACGTTTCAGTCACCGCCTCGACCCCCGCGCCTTGCAATCCTTTTCTCAAGAATCTGTTTGCAAATCCTTGCTCTGCCGCCTTACCAACCCTTCTTATATTCTCTTGCAAAGCTCGATTTGCTTTCTCTGGATTTGCTAAAGCGAACTGTCTGCCTGCGGCTGTGTTTAGGTTAGGTAATTTTGGTCCCAAAAAACCAAGGAAACGACCGATCACGGCATCAAAGGCCGCTTGGGTTCCGCCAACAGAGAAAGCCTTCATGACATTTGTGTCTTCGAGACCAATATCATTTTCTTGCATTTGCCGTTTGAGGTTATTGCCCGCAAAGATCGGGGTGCCGAGAGTAACAGCGGCGGCTAGGCCAACGCCCGGGCCTGCAAGCAACGTACCTGCGGCTCCTGCGGCTAAGGCTGTGCCGGTTGGGGGAAGTGAGAAGGCGAGTGTTTCTTTCAGATATTCAGGAAGCGCGGCAATACCACCAAGGACACCCTCTTCCTCGAACTCTTCGATAATAGACGGGACATCACGTTGATATCTCAGGCCAAGCTCTTCCTCAGTCTGCTTGGCTTTTCTGAGTTCAGACTGCGAAAGACTTTCTAGTCCAAAGCTCTGAGCCGCTCCCGCGACGGCAGTACGCAAAGCAGATTCAGCGGCCATCAATCCGGCACCGAAATCTCCTACCTCTTCACCGGCCTCTTGTATTTCTTCTATTTCGTCTTGCGAAAGTTGTGTTAAGTCACCGCCGACATCACGGATTCTTTGCTTTTGATCTTGCCTTAATCGAGCGGCGATCTCAGGCGTTAGGCGAGTAAACATGACGTTAGTTTGCCCCAAGCATTGCTAGGTTCGATTGGGCATCTGTTGGGATATTAGGCGCGAGTATTCCGCTTAAGCTCTGTCTCAACGCAAATTGTTGCGCTTTCAGTTGCTCCAACTCAGCAATCCGGCGTGGATCTGGAGTTCTACCTAACTCTTGTTCCTCGGCTAGCTGTTCATTAATGCTAAGGATTCTTCCTGTTATTTTATCTGCAAGATCAAGCCTTTGTTTTTGAGTTAAAACGTCTGGTTTGTCTGCCTGTATCTTAGCTATATCAATTTCAGTATCTAGGATACCCTCTTCAGCCTCTCTTAGACCTTTTCTTGAGGCGGCTAACGTGGGTAAACCAGCCTCAATACCTTCTCCTATCGCACCGACGAACCCTCGATCACTTTGTGCCAGTGCCGCGCCCATCTGCGCCAACGCCAAGAATTTATTAAACTCTGCGTCTTCTTCTGCGGCAGTCACCCGATCCTCGGCTAGCTGTCGCAATTTATCGTATAAATTAGTTTCGTCTTGTTGGGCGGTTTTTCTCTGCTGTTCAATCTCTTCCTCCGCCTCGGCTCGCTGTTGGGACTCGGGCTTATATATTACATCATCATCTGCATCGCCGGGGTCCTGCAAATAACTTATCGTAGAAGCGATTTCTTCATCTGTCACAGTTGGGTCATCCGGGTCTCTTTGCTCTTCAAACTGCTTTATTCTGTCAGCTTCTTTTAGTATTTCCCCTCTGAGATCAATAGGCGGATCTCTTCGACGCTCTTCCATGGCCTGCTTATTGAACAATTCAGGAACTACTTGGCCTTCTCGTATAGGTGTTGGTTGATCCAGCGGGCCTCTGACCTGTTCAGCGGCCTGCGCGGATCTACGAAACATACCCGGCTGTGGAGTCTGTGCTTCCAGCCTCAGGTCACGTTCATCTTCTCCTTGCCCGGGGGTTCTTCTGCCACCTAAGAGTTGACCGCTAGCAGTTGTTGGTGACTGAGGGCCTAGGTTTGCGGCAGAACTAGCGGCGAGCAACGGTATCCCTCTGTCCTCAAAGCTAGCTATTCCCTCCCTTAGAGATCTAATCTCATCAGCATCTTGCAGTTTAGTCGCACGGATTCCAGCATCTATGACCTCAGGATTATAAAAATCTCTAAACTCTGAACCTTGCTCGAACCCAATGATTGAAGGTATCAAAGATCGTTTGACTGATGGATTGGTAAAATCTATCTCTTCATCTGGGTTGACACCTAAATCTCTGGATAACTGTCCTAAATAATTATCAAATGATTCAGGGTTGTCTGATCTGGGAGCGTATCGACTTAAAAACTCTCGCGGTGTATCGATATCATAGTTGGTGGCATAGGTATCCGCTAATCTAGAAATAGCCCTAATCCCGAAAACAGGATCATCGAAGGTGTCATACCTCCCGCTAGTTCCGACACCTCCTATAAAACCTGCGCCCCTTTCGATGTTACCGGGATTATTTTGTCTGATCCCCAAGGGTCTTCCACCGCTCTGCATACGCATAGGTTGCTGTGCCGTATTCGGTAATCCCATGCCTGCTCTAGCTGTCATCTGTGCTGGCATCATCCGAGACATCACAGCCTCTTCCGCAACACTAGGCTCACTGCCCTGCTGGGTTTCAAACGACTGCTTAACCTTTTGTCGCCTCTCTAGCTCTGATAGCACCAGATACTGGGGCGCAGAGCCTGTTGGTCTCTGCATCTCATCAACCAGTTGTTGCTCAGAAAAGTCCTTGAGACGATCCTGTATCTGGATAATATTCATGAGCCTAGTGCCTTATAAAGAGACAGCGCACTGATACCTGTGCCTAATAATTCTTGTGCTGGGTTGACTTGTCGTAACGTCGCCGCTTCCTGACTAGGTGTTGTTGGAACACCCCGTAACAAAGAGGAGAACTGCTGTAAACGCTCTGCCGGTATATCTCGCTGTCTGATAAAGTCCTCTCTGGCAACATCAAGCTCAAGTTGCTTTCTTGCTTCTTGGTCTCTGCCTATTGCTTCCAAAAGTTTTGCCGAATCAACATCGCCTGCACGGACTCTGTTTTCTAGTTCGGCCAATCTTTCTGCACTCATAGTGCTTGCTTCAGCGGCTGACATTCCCAGCTTCTCAGCGTTAACCCTAAGATTTTCCTGCTCGACTTCTGCCCTCAGTCTTGCCTCTTCAGCGGCCTGTGTTGCCCTGACTTGAAACTCCTCTGCCGACATACCTGCCGCTCTATCTCGCTCGAACTGAGCCTGAGCTTGCTCAAAAGCCTGCTGTCTACCAGTCGCCTCAACGTCTGCTAATTTGTTGATCAGACTTTCCTCTGCCAACGCCTGTGTAACGGCTTGTCTAGAGCCGCCAAAAGCACCTGCTCTTTCTGCGGCGAAATCTCTTTCGGCCTGAGTTCTAGCGAAATCTTTACGGAGTGCTTCTTTCTGCCTTTCGAGTACTTGATCCATATACGGACTCATGTATTGCTGGGCCACATCACCTGTAAACATCTGCGGTGCATCAAAATCGATAGTGCCGGAAAGCGGTGTGACCTGACCAGCCTGAAACCCTTGGCCTTGTTGAAGTCTACTCAAAGCATCAGACACAGATTGTAACGATTCATCTGCCCTCGGAGAGCCTCTCGCCACTATGTCTTCGATACTTTGTCGAGATCTCAACGTCGGATCTGACTCCGTCGCTATTCTTTGACCAGTAAATGGGGTGTACTCCTCTTTAGAAAGAGCCTCTCCACGCTGTAATAATCTTTCAAAATAAGGTCTGACGTATTCTGGAAGATCTGTCTGCGTTACTGTTGTTTCTGTAGGGCCGCCGCCTCCGCCACCTTTTGATCCCATTACAAAACTACCTCATAGCAAATGTAGGACGGCTTCCATCCATACTTTTCTAACACCCTGCCCCATGCCTGCCGTCCATATCCCTCGATATAAAAGCAACCATGATCTTTAGCGAATTTTGAAACTGTTTCATGCATCAATCCAATCCACTCTTTCATACGCTGACCTCCAAGCCAATCCACGGCTAAGGCTCTTCTGTTTGGATATTGAATTATGCGGGTTGTGTAGCAGGCCACTATATCAGAGGTATGCTCATCAAGAATGACCCACAACCCGTAAGTGCCATCCTGTGTCTTGACGTAGACATCTCCTATGCTCATTTTATTAGAGCTAGTGAGCAACGCCTTTTTCAAATACCCTTCTACCTGTGGCCATATTGTCTCTACATCCTCTGGCCTAACAGCCGATACAATCACGCTGGCATCGCCATCTCTGCACTGATTTGCGGTGCCTGCTCCGCTGTACCTGTTCTCATTTCACGGACTCTGTCCAGCATGTCGTAAAGCCTATCTGCTCCAGCGTCAGTGGAGCCGTTGCCAATACCGCTTACAACGTCAGCAGGGACAACAAATTCACCCTCTGACAACAAAACATCCTGCTTGCCCTCAAGGTTTGCTGGAACAAGATCTTCCATGCCGTCTCCTGCCCCGCGAACAGTGCCTTCGGTTCGTCCGGCAGATACATCAACCTCTCCTGAGCGCACTGCGCTAACTAAACTACGCAGGGACTCTTCGCCAAAACGATTCAGGTACTCTCCCAACGCCATCTCTGGATTAGGTGATTGTCCCTTGACAGCCATGATCGCATCATCGACCACTTGCTTGTCATTCTTGACTGCGCCACCTTGTTGCAAGGACATTAGACCACCACTTCGGTTGAAATAATCAAACTCTCTATCAACTCCCGCACGATAATCTGGACCGGGCATAGTGACATCTCTTTGAAAAGCGGCGGCTTCCTCAGTATTAAAGTCAATATCTTTTTTCTTGAATGGCTCCGGCTCGAAGGCTATAGATTCACCAGTGGTTCCTGCGGTCAAACCTGTTGTAACCGCTTGTCCAATCGTGGATGGCGCACTACTGCCAAGTTGCTTGAAATCGAGACCCGGTATTTTTGCGGGTCTGTCAAAAAATGGAGTCGAAGGTGTTGTTGCCATAGGTCCCGATGCCGGTAGTGGCGGAACGGCAGGTGGCGCGGTTAATCCTGCATCAAGTGCCCTCACAGCTTGATCTGCTGTTTGACCTGCTGTGGCTTGTGTCGCACCCGTGCCAGCTTGCGCCGCCGCATCCGCGCCCATCATGCCAGAAGTGAACTTGCCTAAACCATAAGACCCTATGCCAGCGAGGATACCTTTGCCTAGATCGCCGGTCTGAGCATACGTTCCGAGGCCAGATCCTATTGCCGCTCCGGTCAACGCAGTAAGACCTGCACTGCCTGCTAGTGTTGACCCTGCTAACGCACCTAGTAATGGAAGCATCAGTCTCTCCTTTTTATACTGCCTCGCCTAAAGCCCGCATACGTTTCACCAAGCGATTTGCGCGGTTAGTGACCTGTTTATACCATAAACTGTCAACCATTTCGTCTGCGGCTTTTTGCCAGTCACGGGCATCCACTCCAGCTTTCATGCCTTTGAACTTGCCCATTCTAGTTGCTCCGAGATTAAACATCATATTAGCAATGATTAATTGTGCCTCGTTAGGCAACATGTCAAAGTCTGGATACAGCCGTAAACAGTCATTGTAAGTTATTTGAATGTCATCCTCGAATGCTTCTGCTACCCGCTCATCAGAAATTTTTTCACCGACATTACAGCCATATTCAGGGTCGGTGTCTTTGATCAAATGACCTATGCCGAAGGTTGGATAGCCTAGGTGATCCAAATACACCTCGTTAATACAGCCCTCATCGCTCTCTAGATCTATTCTCAACTGTTCAAAGTCAACCATTTTTCTTTTTCCCAGCAGTGAAAGACTCTATCGCGCCCCCGCCAAAATAGAAGGTTGTGATTAGAAGCATGACGTAGTTAATTTGAAACTGCTCCATTACCAGTGATACAGATGATGGATCGCCCTTCCCTGTCAAGGTCATACCTAACACAATGACAAAACATAAAACGTAAGTTAAACCAAACATCAGCGCAAGGTACCGCTGTGCTATTTTAAATGGGGCGTAGCTTTGCATGATTGCTACTTTTTGCGCGGTGGCCGCCTTAATTTGCTCCTCATCCGAGGTGTGCATGTCGTCAATCAGATCCATGCCTTTTTTTATGACAGCATCTGAACCCAATATTTTGCCTAAAATCGCTAACATGTTTTATCCAAAATCACCTATAGGGGAATTTTACCTTAATATTTTAGTATTGCGAGGATTCACCCACTCCGGTATGCAATATGCCTGCACCTTCCGCTTCGTCCAGTAATTGTATCGTGTCCGGCTAACCCGATCTGCAAAATAGTTACACCTATTAATTGAGTAAAAATACGCTTTCTTATCAGGAATAACAGTTCCGTCTGCTGTCATCACGATCAAGGCAAACACATAAATCATTTGTTACCTTTTTCTTGTTTCTTTGCTTGATAGGCACTGGCTCCAAAAAAACTGGCAACTAATGCAGATACCGCTATGAAGTACGTCCCCGCGATATCAGCAATAAGTTCAGCCGCCTTATCAAGTCCGAACAAGCTACATAAAAAAATGCCAGCGGGATAGCAGAGTAAGCCAGCAAGCGCATACCACGCCATCGCCCGGACTGAATCTCTTTGCTTATCATTATCCAGCATTTGACGGCGGCGATCCTCAATCTCAATAACCAGTAATTCATTCGGATCGAGAGTACCATTCTTGTTCGTATCATATTTTTTCAAATCACTCATGCTGGCCTCATATTAGCGAGCCAATATACAAAACCACCGACACAAGCCAATCCCAGCAAACATATAAATACAATGACCATAGAGCGTAGGATAGCCAAGTTTCTTTGACGCTTTGCGATCTTGGCTTTCTTCTGTGCTTCCAACGCCTCATCACGGTTGCGTTTCGCTTCTGCCGCGTACTTTAGAAAATCTTGATACAGGTTTGCCCTACCCTGATAAATTAGCATGGTCTTCAGTTCTTCTTCACGTTGGCGTAATTTTTCGAGGTGGAGAAAATTCTCGAGGTCAGAGCCTGTTGACTGCGAACTTCCTGATTTCTTCTGTATCTCTGCTTTTGCATCGAAATACTTTCCAAGTTGCTCTGCACAATCAGTAATGTCTTTGCCATTTTTCAATAGCTCTTTTACCGCTCCTATAGCGGTGTTTGCCGTTTGAACGACGGCTATGGCCTCAAAAAGCATTACATCACCTATCCTGTTGTGACTGATACACTCCCTACGCTCATGGTACCAGACGTTCCTGCGACGGCGGATGTGTCTAATTGACTTACTCGAGCGAATCCGTCGTGGTTGTAAATAGTGCCTGACTCTAGCCCAACATCGTTAGTTGGCAGATTCGTGATAGTCACTGTCGTGAAGCGGGAGTCACCCGGATTTTCTATTTGTTGCAGAAATAGCGAAAACGACCTCACTACCTCTGACATATAGTTTTGACTGTACTCTTGCGGCGGTAACGGAAACTGAGGTTTGACTAATCTACGGGACATAGATTATGCCTTCCCGCCGTATTTCTTTGATTTTACTTTTGTTCCCTTGTATTTACCACCAGTCCTAGCGATTTTACCTTGTGCCTTACAAGAAGCTATTTGAGTAAATCCCTTCGGGTTTTTACAGTTTTTTGCTTTTGCCACATAGCCTCCAGTTACATATCGTAATTTAAAGTAATCTCATCACCTTCCTGTATTTCGCAAAGTGTCATCAAGTTGTAGACCCGATAATCATCCCAGTCTTGAGACAACACTAAATAACAGTTGGGTTCTTCTGAATGGTTAATAAAGCCACCCAGAGGAGTTCGTATATACCCGGCAATCATAGGTACCTTAATATGCGTACTGCCCAAGTCGACAGCTTCCTCTATGCTTTGTGTCGCAAAAACGCCGAGACCGTCTATCTCGCTTTCACCGACCGTTACTTCATCGGGTAAGGGTTTGTAATAAAATCTGTCGTATCTAAGCCTTGCCAAACTGTCTCCTGATTGCCTCTTTGCCGCGTTTGGCTATTTTAGCTTGCTCTTCTTTACCGGCCACCTTTGCTCTTTGTTCCATCACAGTGAGTATCTGTATCTTTCTCGCAAACGGTTTTTTAACTTTTTTAACCTTTGCTACAGTATCTCTAGCATCTTGAACAGTAGCGTATTTTATTCTGACCGTATCCTTCGGGTTTTCATCAGTATATAAGCGTCGGCCAGAACCCTTAGGCTTTTTACCTGTGCCGACCTTTGGATCTTTTGCCACTACCTTTTTCCATCTCGTCGAATATCTATGCGCGGTGTACCCAGTCTCCATTTAACACCTAAACTTGAGGACTGTGCGCGTAAGGCCACGGATCTTCCCCTCAGACGGATGTGGGCTTGATCCGTAAACTGCTCTACTGGCACCGTCGCTGATCTAGTAACCGTAGATGTTTCAGTAGATCCATAATCAGTGCCGGGGAAATTCCTTGCTTTTAACACCAAATCCATCGCTGGAGAATTTGCGGTTGACTGTTCAAATGACACATCCGGCAATATCCGCCTGATGAAAGAAAAACTGTCTCCATCTTCGATATCCATTTGACTGCTTTCTGCGTGAGCCGATATTGCGCTTACTGGGTTTGTTGAGCCATCGTCAAATCCTTGCTCGTGTAAGAATAAGAATCCACCTGATGCCGCTATCGGATTGTCGTTTATACCTCTATCCATCCAAGCCGTTCTAGCAAGATTACCGAAATACCAGATATCCTGTTGATAGTTATAAATAACATATTTGTCATTTAGGTCAGCGTCATTGCTTGGGTAAAACCACCAAACCTCATTGAAGGAAGAATTGACACCCGAAATCACCTGATCTTTCTGCTCGGAATTAAAATCAGAGAATACAAACTCTTTAACGCTACAAGGGATTTTTGTGACTCGTCCGTCGTATCTGTAAAAGTCATTCTTGCCCATCCAGAAGACAACGTCGTCTACTGATATAGCCGCGTTGATACCCATAATCGTTGTATTGTCAGACACTTGCGACAAACCAAAAGTGAAAGGAGGTCCGACATTTTGCAGGGCATGTAGAGACTCTTCAGTAAACACTAGAATCTGTTGCCTAGTCTCCACAGCAGTGATAATCCTAGATCCCGATCCAAGCCTAAGATCTCCCGCCTCATTCTCAGGAGTAGATGTAAAGGTTAGTATGTCTTCCTTGTCAGAAAAACGTATCAACAGAGGATCTTGCACACCAATATCATTAGCTGGATCAGCACCGAAAGCAATCAAGAAGCGTTCATCTGAAACAATAATTTTTCTTGCTATCGTAGGGACCGCACTATCCGCACCAGCGACATTTTTTAATTCTACACACCGAGAAAAACTTCCGACAGACGCACTAGTGCTTTTATCCCAGAAAAATATTTGTCCATCGACAGCGGACAAAACAAGATCCTCACCAAAGTTATCCTGTGTCCAGATGCGTAATCTATCCTCTGATGCTGTCGCAGTAGTTCCTGAGTTCCACGTTTCTCGACCCCAAGTTCCTGCACCCCATCCGTTTCCTGCGACTACAGTGTCGAGACCAGAATTGATTTGGTATGCCGCGACCACAGAGCTACCGCCGTTACCTGTATCGGATGAATTAGCTAACACAGCGGATGGACTCAATGCCCCGTCCACAGTGATATTGGGTATAGAGGTGTCTTCGGCGCGAGCAGTTATAGTAAAGGTGTTAGAAGACGGCACATCTTCGACGCGATATTCTTGATTCAAAACTCCGGCGGTTATGTTCCCGCCAAGCGATACAGCACCACTGAATGTCACAAAAGCCCCTACCGTCGCACCGTGACCGGCCTCTGTGACTGTGATGGTAGATGACCCATTAGTAGCCGCAAAAGTAGCATCACCTGATCCAGTGGTAAGTCTTAGTGGCGTAATATCATTATAGCCACCACCTTCCTCTATATAGTATTTTATTGGGGTACCAACAGATATGTACTGAGAGCCATCCAAGGCAACCCAGTTATGCAGAGATCTTGGGCTACCTAGAAACGATGATGTGCTTTTTTTGATCCAGCCGCCTATTTTTTCAACATAACCTTGGCGGAATCGAATTTTATCACAATCGAACCAGCCGCCCTCGTTAGAATAAGATGTAGACTCTCTGTTGATTCCGGGTCTAAAAGATAGTTTAGATAGCGGCATAGGAAAAATTCCCCTATAGGTGATTTTTATTACCCGGTTCTTACTATGATCGAAATCAAAAGAATGATTGTTGAACCGGCAGTTCCGATTATAATCATTTCTATCCTTCTAATCCTTTCAATAGTTTCTTTCCATCTCTCGGCGCAAACAGCTTCATGGGTGTCGATCTGGCCTTTTACGTCTTGCACGGTCACTTTGCGCATCAGATTTCTTCAGGCCAATCATAGATCGGTGCATTACCTGTCGGATTACCATCTTTATCCACAGGCACATCATACATAGCCATGAACTTTGCCAACGTATCGCAAGCATTTATTGCATCTTCGATAGTTTTTGACGCAGTGCGAACAGCCGTTCTGTAATCTGTGATGGTACTTGGTATCGCTGTTCCCGCTTCTGCCTTACGCGTAACATACCAATCCGTTTTTGATAATCTTGTTCCCGCTGTTTCTTTTGTTCTTGCAACTGCAACTGTTTTAAGTCCAAGGGTGACGACTTGGTTTCCGTCTGCATCGAGGATGGGCTTTCCGTCATCGTCAACTTCGTTGACATCTGCGATATTCCTTTCAATGAGCGAAGTTTTTTCGGCATTCCACCCCCAGTAGAATCGGTTGTCATAGGATTTTGGATCTAAAGAAGTGTCGTTAGTTAAACCTGCCGCCGCTTTTTCTTCATCTGTCCAGTTGTTCCAATTGGAAGGATGTTTAATTCCATCAACAGAAGTCCACGGCCTCCCGACTCTAATTACTTTTCCTGCGTGAACCCACATTATTCTGTGCCTCCGTTGGCAAATTTAAACGGTTGATCGGCAAATGCCATATAAATATACGATTCATTGGTTGTGTTTATATCACCAGAACCACCACGAATCTTAAAGCCATTACTCAGAAACGAAATATCATGATTGGTTGCATCTGTTTGCTCGGTTCCAGCCTCGTTTGCCCTGAGATACACCCCGTTATCAGGTGTCCGTTTGTTGTCGTACATGACCCAATCTCGCCCAGAAGAAGTACCTTTGATCATTAACCATGCTGGTCTGAATCCTGTGTAGACATAGGGTGAGTCAACATCGTAATCGCTGACAAAATTATCATCATAGATTCCAAACTTTGAATATCCTTCCTTTTCTGCAAACGCATAGCAGATCATGTCATCCCCAGACCCATTGGTAGAATTAAACGTCCCTAGTTGAATTGTTGTGCTTGAAGGAGATCCACCGAAAGCATCTGCATTGGTAAACACTGCATCATTTGTTTCGAGTTTCATAAATTGATTGGATGATAAACTTTGATGATAAACAATCCAACTC